CCCGCACCTCCCCGGGCTGCCAGATGCCGATGCCATCGACTTCGATGACTCGGTCGGTGACGTTCTTGACCTTCTCGGTGATGATGGCCATGGGTTCTCCCTGTGCCCCTCGTCGCCTATCAGACGGCGAGGTCGTCGATGACGCCGCAGGCGTTCGGACGCTTGCAGCGGACCTGCGGGTAGCAGAAGAGCGCGTACGGCATGGCGTCGCCCTGGACTGCCAGCGGCTGGAGACGCGCCTGGAGCGGCACCCGGGCCATGCCGAGCTGCTCCTCGGGCGTGCCCTGGAGGTCCACCATGCCCTTCGCCCCGTTGAACTCGTTGGGGCCGTCCGGCAGGTGGCAGATGTCCACGAACCGGGTGTTGAGGAACAGCATCATGTCGTCCGGGCAGAACTGGTCCTCGATGACGGGGATTCCGTCGAACTCGAGGGCCTCGAAGCCGGCGTCGAGCGTGATCTTGCCGAGCCCCGCCAGGCGGATCTCGGTCAGGTACCGGCGCTGCTCGCCGAAGAGCTCGCCGTAGTTGGCGAACTGCGCGGGCGACGTCACGATGAGGTCCGGCTTGAACCCGGACTTCTCGTAGATGGTCTTCCGCATGGACCGCATGAGCGGTCGGGTGAGGGGCCGCGCCGTCCCGCTGTTGGCCAGGACGTTGCCCTTCCACTGGGCGAGGGCGTTGTCGGAGCGGTCGATTCCAGCGTACGTCCCCGTGTCCATGAGGGCGCCGTTGGTCGTGACCAGCCCGGTCATCTCGTTCGAGGCCCCGGACCCGATGTAGATGTCCTCGCCGAGGGCGGCGGTGAGGCGCTCCACCGAGTCGCCGAGCTCGTCCACGAAGAGGTCCTCGAGCTCGGCCGGGTTGCCGGAGGCGCGGGCGCCCGCCACGGCCCGCCCCGACACCTTGAAGGCGTCGTGGTAGGTCGTGTAGACGAGCTTCGCTTCCCGCTTCGTGTCGTTGTTGAACACCGACACGTCCGCACCGTCGCCAATCGGCGCCGAGCTCGGAGCGATCGTGGTGTTCAGGCGGACGGTCCAGGTCAGATCCTTCGACCAGGCCCGCTTGGCCTTCATGATGTTCAGAAGCGGGACGGACCGATTGATCTGGCTGGTGAGCTCGTCCTCGTACTTCGTGGCGAGCGCGCCGGAAATGGCGTTGAGATCGACAAGCGACATGCCTCACTCCTCCGTGGGGGTTGCCTCGCCGCGATCACGCTGCGACTCGCGTGCAGTGCCTGGGGCACCGTGTCGGCGCGATCACGCTGCGCCGTCTCGCGTGCAACCGCTCCCGAGGAGGAGGCGGTCGTGGAAGGGATTCAGGTTGACGACTTCAAGCTAGCGGAACCCGATCCACAGTCAAAATTCCCGGCCTGGCCGGATCACCGCCGGAAGGCGTTGTTCAGGACCTGCTGCGCCTCCCACTTTCGCTTCTCGCGCTCGTTCTTGAACTGCGGCGGACGCTCGCCGCCGGTGCCGCCGCCCGTCGCGCCGCTGCCGCCGGCACCGCTCGCGGGGAGGAAGCGCTTCCCCTCGTCGGTCTTGAGCCACTCCGCCACGCCCTTCGTGACAGGCAGGTCGTCCACGTACCCGTCGCGCTGCGCCTTCCAGACGATCTGGCCGTCCTCGGTGCGCTTGACGAGCCCGCGCTCCGTGTAGAGCGTCGCCACGGCGAAGTCGATCATCTTCGGGTCCACGCCGGCTTCCTGGAGCGCCTTCATGAGCGTGGAACGCTCCTCGTGACGAAGCGCCTTCTCACGCTCCTCCTGGCGAGCCTTCCGCTCGGCCTCGAGCTGCTGCTGGAGCTCCTTGCTCTGGCGCTCCATGGCGGCCATGCGGTTCTTGATCTCCTCAGGGATCTCGCCCCCGCCGCCCTTGCCGCCGCTGCCACCCGAATCGGGCTCCTTGGTCTTCGTGAACTGCTCGAGGACCGGCGCCAGACGTTCGGGGGTGAACATGCCCTCGATCGTCTTCTGGAAGCGCGTCTCCCAGGACTTGAGGGCACCGTTGATCATCCGCTGGGCCTCGTCCTTTCCGAACTTCTCCTCGCCACCGCCGCCGCCGCCACCCCCGCCGCCGTCTTCTCCACCACCGCCGGCGCCCCCACCCTGGCCGCCGGCGCCGCCCTGGTTGCTGTTGGCGAAGAGTCCGCCCGAGCGGACGTGGGAACGAACCGTGAAGAGGTCCTGGTCGTCTTTCATGGGGTCCCTGTGCTCCTGTCGTGGTTTACGGACGGAGCGTGCAGGGATGGTTCGACATTCAGCCGATCTGGCCCAGCGCGGCCTTGATGTCCTCTCGGAGCCGGGCCAGGCTGGTGTACTCGCGGTTGCCCGGGGCCACCTTGGTACGGATGCGGTTCCAAACCTCGAGCGTCATGGGGCGAAGGGTGAACTCGCGGCCCAGGCGGTCGCGGAACGCGAAGCGCTCAGGCTCGTCCGCCAGGACCTCGGCGATCTCGAAGAGCCGGTGATGCGACAGGTCGAACCAACCCACCTCCAAGCCACAGCGCTCGGGGTAGACGGCCAGGTATCCGCCCTCCTCGTTCGTGTAGCAGACGTCGTGCTTCGCCCAATCGAACGCCATCACGTGCCTCCAACGACGATGAAGTCCTCGATCTTCTTCCCGTTTATCTTGCGGACGCCTTCCTTCCGAATCTTTCGGATGAGGCGCTTCCGGTGCTCCTCGGAGCCCACCACGACCTTCTCGATGCCCGACACCGGGATGCCCTTCTGGAAGATGACCTCGTTGGAGCCGGCGATGTCGCCCGTGACCATCCGGGGTGCCGTCCAACGCTCGGCCATCTGGTTCGGGCCGGCCGCGCCGTAGCGGTCCGCGTTGAAGGCCCACCAGTCCATCCGTCCGAGTTCGTCGGCACGGATCACGAACCGCACCTTGCCGTACGGCCGGCTCTCGAGTTGTCGGCGCTCGCGCGCAAGGCGTGTGAAGGCACCGTCGGCGCCGCCCGTTCTGAAGTCCTCGGTGGTGGACATGCCGGTCACGAAGATGCCTCGGTCGAAGCGCGAGCTCGAGGACATAATGCCGTTCTTGGTGACGATGTTCACCACCACGTCATCGTCGGCCCTGGAGTCGTGGTACAGGCCGATCACGCCGCCGTCCTTGAAGTACTTCGCCTGGGCCTTCGAGTAGAGAGCCCGGTGGCCGGGGTAGACCTCCTTCGCCTTGGCGTCCTTCACGATGTCCCTCGTGACCGGATAGTGCTTCGCCACCTCCTCGAAGACCGGCTGGATCGTCTTGGTCTTCATCTCCCTCGAAAGTAGCGGGACCATCTTCTCGGGCGCCCACCTGGTGGCGACCTTGGCCATCGCCATGGCCTTGCGGTCGCCCGGCTTGGGGAGACGCAGGGGATCCGCGATCCCGAGCTGCTTCAGGGCGTGCTCGAAGCCGCGAAGCGCCTCGGCCGTGGAGCCCGCGACCCGCAGGCGCACGAGGTTGCGGATGGCACCTGTGGTGCCGAAGAGCATGCGATAGGCCGGGATCTCGCCCTCGCCGCCGAACGCCAGCGAGAGCGCCTGGCCCACCTGCTGGCCCGGCCCCTGGTCGGTGAGGATGCCGTTCACGAGCTTCCGTTCCGGGTAGCGCCAGGGTGTCTTCATGGCGCCGCGGAGCGCCTCCATCGCCTGCTTCTCCTGCCCCATAGTGACCTTGAACCCGAACTCGTGCCACTCGGCGCCCTCCTGGTCTCGCACCCGTCGGACCTGGACGTCGTGGTTCTCGATGCCGTGCGCATCGGTCGAAAACGCCGTTCCGTGCAGGCCCTTGAGCTTCTCGGCCGGCAGATCCTCTGGCCCTACGTGCGTCTTGGGTGGCTTTCTGGGCTTCTTCTCGGGCGGCCGCGGCCGCTTGCCGTCCCAGTCCTCATGCCACGCCACCAGGACGCACCGGCAGTACGGGTGGGCCGGCGGGTGGTCCACTCGGCCGAGTATTCCGCTCGAGAACGGCTCGCCCACCGCGACGGACTGCTCGTCCAGGCCGCGGCAGATCTCGCAGGCGCGGAAGTCGAGGGACGCGTCCCACTTCCGCAGGACGCCGGCGTCGTCCTCGGCGAGCTCGGCGATGGACTCGTCGGCGTGAACGTTGTAGGCGTTCATGACCTCGGTCCGCGCCAGGCGATCCGCCCAGTGGCGGTACTTGCGGAAGAGGCCCTGGGGGATGTACTCGACGAGCGCGCCTGGCTCGCCGGCAACACCGCGGAGCGCCACGTGCCCCTTCGGGCCGCCATGGTTTCGCACGAGGCGCCGGACGAGCTGGTCGATCGTCTCGCCCTTGACCACGCCCGCGGCGAGCTCGCGTCGGATGTGGTCCTGGACATCCCGGCTGTATCGAGCCGCGCTCGTACGGAAGCGTGGGACCAGGGCCTTCTTCCCCCTGGCGAGGATCGACGCCTCCTCAAGGGCGATGGGGCGGATGGTCTCATCGAACATCAGCGAGAACCGCACCCATTCCTCGCGTACGTGTGCGAGCGCGAGGAGCCCGGCGTCCCGGGACCCGCCGAGGAGCCCCTGGTAGAGCGCCGGCCGTGCCGTCTCCACCGTATCGAGCGAGCGCTTGATTTGCGTCAGCGCGCGTCGGTATTCCTGGGCGGTGAAGCGCTTGTCGCCGTCGGGGACCTGGGAAATCCACGCCCGGAGGCCCGCCTCGAGTTCGCGCTCGGCCTGGGCCAGCACCGGCAGCAGCGGACGAAGAACCTCCTCGGGCAGGGCCGCGACCTGCTCGGCCATCGAGTCGAGCAGATCGCCCACCCGGGTGCGCGCCAGGTCGAGCTGGCGGCCCAATCCGAGGTGGGCATGGAGCCCAGGGTCCTTCGGGTCCTTCGGGCCCGCCATGGGCTAGTTCCGCTCGGCGCCGACCGACTCCAGCAGGACGAGCTCGGCACGGCCGCGGTCGTCCCGACACCAGACGAGGAGGTAGTGCTTGGCCGGCTCCCCGCTGTCCTGCAGGTAACGGGCAGCGAGGGCTCCGAGGGCGTCGGCATCGAACCGGAACTGCTTCGTCCCGGTGCGGCTCACCAGGTGCCGGATCTCCTCGGGTTCAGACGAAGCTCGATTCTTCATCGTCCCCTCGCTTCCCGGTGGGCTCGCGTCCGTTCTGCCGCTTGCTGGTCTCGAGTTCCTCCTCCGCGAGCTCCTCCTCGTCGATGGGCTCGAACTGCTCCGGCGTGATGTTCTGCCTGATCTCCTCGTAGATCTTCTCGCGGGTCTTCTCGTCCACCTGGTCGCCGAGGACCCGCCGCGCGATCATCCATGCCTTCTCGACGTGGTACGTGGCCGACGGAATCTGGACCGTCTCCAGGGCCACGATCTGCTCCACGATGGCGCCGAGGTCGGTCTGGGCGTAGCCGTCCATGCCCTCGGCCTTCCAGTCCGCCTCCTCGCCGCGCGCGACGGATGCGAGGTCGCACAGATCCTCGGCGTGCTCTCGCACGTGGCGGCCGTACTCGCGGAACAGCACCGCCATCTCCTCGGAGTCAGCCTGCTTCGACTCCGCCGACCGACCCAGGGCCGCCGCGCTGTTGTCCGTGGCGAGCGCCATTTGGCGGAGCACGCGGTGCATCTCGTCCCGGAGCTCCTTCAGCGAGGCGCGGGCCTCGACGAACGCCTCCACCGGACCCGACAGGTACTCGAGGCGGTCCTTCTCGGCCATCGTGACGATGCGGCCCACGCCGTAGGTCTGATTCGTGGCCCGATCTGGGTCCTCGGCGTGCTCGCTCACCGTGTCCGGCTTGATCTCGCTCTCGAGATAGGCCACGAGCGTCGCGAACAGGCTCTTGTACTCGGCCCACGCCTGGGCCGAGCGCTTGTTGAAGTGCTCCTTCACGAGGTTGCCGATCATGTCCATGGCCCAGAGCTCCGGTGGGAGCTCCAGACAGACGACCGGCACCGCCTGGAACGGGTGCTCTCCACTCGGGCCCTCGTTCGCCTGGGTGTTCGGCTGCGGCTTCGCGTCCTCCTTGTACTCGAAGAAGTACTCCTGCCAGCCCTCGGTGGTGTAAACGGTGTAGGTCTCGCGGATGATGTCCGCGGGCGCATCGAACGTGGGCTGCGGGCGGGTCACGACCCGGCGAATGGCCCAGAGGAGATTGCCCTCGTCGTCGGCCTTCCAGTTGATGATCTCGGTCGGGTCGAGAGGCACGAAGTACGGCGCCAGAAGGCCGGCCTCCTCCTCCTCGGCGCGGCTTCGGAACTGGACCGGCTCTCCGGTCGCAGGATCTATCGGGCGCCTGGGGAGGTCCACGAGGGCCCATGCCCGCCCGCACTCGAGGGCCGTGAAGATCTGCCGGCGGAGGAACTGAGCGAGGCTCATCTTCTTCGCCCCGGGCCGCGAGACGTCCTCAAGAAACTCCGTCCAGTGCGCCTCGAGCTTGTCACTGCTCGCCCGCCCCATCTGCAGCGGCTCCGACATCAGGTGGGCCACGATCGCGCCGAGCATGGACCCGGCGTATGGGATGTAGACCGCGCGCTTCTTCCGCTCCTGGTAGACCGCACGCTCCTCGTAGGTGTGCGGCGGGAAGAGGGCCTCCATGAGTTTGTCATCGCGCAGGAGGCACTTGCCACCCTTGCGGAGCGCACGGAGCTCCTGCCAGTACGCCTCGTCGTAGTCGGGGTGGCGGCGCTGGAAGATCTTGTACGTGAGCGCGGGCGAGCTCGACGGGGTTCCCTCGGCCATGGTGGGAGCGAGGATCCGCCGCTCCCTCGACAGCCTCTAGCGCTTCACCTTCCGGCCGGTGCTCCGGCGCACCTTACCAGTGGATTTTCGCACAGGCGTGCATCTGCTCTTCGTGGGCGGCACGCCGCTAGGACTTCTCGTGGTCTTCCCTGTCGAAGGCCTAGCTGGTGTGCAGGCCGGGCTCTTTGCCTTCTTGAAAAAGGCGGTGCGAATCATCTCCTCCACCCAAGGCGCCACGTGCTGCACAATCTCCGAACCCGCACCAATTGCAATGATCCAGTCCCTTATCTCCTTCCAGTCGCGCCCCCAGTTCGCCTGCTCGAGGTGCTGCTTACAGAACTTCCCCTCGACCATCCTGGAGCAACGCCCCCGAGCTCGCGTCACGCCGTTGCACCGCTTTTTCCCCATACTGGCGATGTTACTACGGGAACGGCATCCGGTGTCGTAGCGCCCTCGTGCGATCCCTCGGCTTCACCGGACGGTTCAGGAAGTTGAAGCCGTGGGCCAGGGCGTCCACCTGGTCGTCCTCGGTGTCGTCCACGCCCGTGAACCGGAGGACCTCTTTCAGGAATGCGCCTCTCCAGCGGTAGTCCTTCGCAGGGACGCGCACGCGTCCACCGTGCCAGGCATCGGCGACGGGCTGGGCCCGGGTGAACTTGTCTTGCGTCGGGGTCACCTCGATGATTCGGAGCTGCGGCGCGATCTCCTTGAGGACCTGCGGCACACCCTTGAAGCCGGCCACGGCCTCCACGACGATCGGGGCGGCGCCCCGGGCGCCCCAGACCCTGGCGACCTCGACGAGGCGCCGGCACAGCGCCGGGATCCCGACCTGGTGGCGCTCCACGTGGAGGACGTCCACGATCTGTCCCTCGCCGTGCCCGGTGGCCGCCAGGACGACGATCGCCGAGTGGTCGGCGTGGGTCTTCTTCGTGGCCGCTGGGTCGCAGGCGATGACGAGGCGGTACGGGCGCCGCAACACGGAGTCGGCGGCGGTCCAGTAGCTCGGTTCGCCGAAGACGGCCCCGCCGCGCGGCCGCGGCTGGCCCATGTAGTTCGACCACCAGTTGTACTCGGTGGTGCCGCGCCTCTTGAGGCGGAGTTCCTCGAGCGGCCACCGCTCAGGCCAAAGCGCCACCTCCTCGCCGTCCACCTCGCGAATCGCCGGAAGGTTGATGTACTCCCAGGGGACCCTCTGCTCCTGGATGAGCTCGCCGATGAGGTCGTCGACGTGCCACCTGGTGTGCATGACGACGATAGAGGCCCCGGGCTCCATGCGGGACCACGCCGTATCGGAGAACCACTCGGAGACCTTCTCGCGCCAGACGCCAGACTCGGCGTGGGCGCGGCTCTTGTACGGGTCGTCGACGATGAGGAGGTTGGCGCCCTGGCCGGTGAACTCGCCGCCCTCGATGGCAGTCGCCAGGACGTAGCCATCGGCCGCGGTGTGCCACTGTTCGACGCCCTGGGAATCGCTCGCCAGAGGGATCCCAGCGCGCCGGGTCATCGCCCGCATCCTCCGGGACTTCTTCTTCGCGAAGTGCATCCCGTAGGCCGCGTAGGCGATCTGCATGTCCGGCCGATCCTGGAAGAACCAGGGCACGGCGTGGATGAAGAGCTCGGTCTTGGAGTGGCGAGGCGGGACCGACAGGCACGCGAACACCTGCTCGCCGCGCTTGATGCGCGCCAGGACGTCGGCGACCGGCTTCAGGTGCGTGGGGCGGAGGAAGTTCGGCGAGAGGTGCGGGACGTAGTCGAGGAGCGAGTCACCACCCTCGTCCATCTCGAGGGCGCGCCACAGTTCGTACGTCTCTCGGTCGATCGTCTGCACGCACGGTTACTCGTCCCCGCCCCCGCGGAGGACCCACCACATGAACGCTGCGAGGGGCAGCACAGCGAGGACGGTCATCGTGGCGACGCCCCCGAGCAACACGAGGACGTCGCCGAGGGTCATCGGGAGCGCTCCGGGTCCGGGAGCACGCGCGCGGCACGGGTGTTCCCGTCCACGACCACGCGGCCGGGGCGCTGGCGCTGGGCGGCGGCCAGCGCGGCTTTGCGCAAGGTCTCGCCACCGATCTCGCCTCCCTCACCCGCCAGGGTCTCCGGGGACGCGGCTTGCTTCCCATCGCGCGGTGGCACGGTGCCCAGGACGGCGGCCGCCATGAGCACACCGCGCGCCCGCCCGCGCCGGCACTTCTTCGATTCCGCCTTCACGGGCTCCGGCTGCTCCAGCGCCAGGCGGTTCAGCTCCTCGGCGCACTTCCGGCACACGCCCTTGGCCTCGAAGGGCTCCCCACCCAGGTCTGCGAAGAACCGGCGGAAGAATTCGGAGAACCCTCAACTCTGCTTTTGTCTTGGCTTCAAACTCGCAGCCGCAGTCTGCCATGTGCGCACCTAACGCCCTACCGATCAGCGGCCGCCGCGCACTAGACCTGACGGGAAGTGAAGAGCACTAACGTCTCGAGCA